TGGTCTTCTTCATCTTGGGGGCAAGCCCCAAGCCAGCGAGACATTCTTCTAAATCCTCGCGCTTAAACAGTGACGCTTTCTCGCTGTCAACAATTACTAGGGAATCATCCCCTAGAACTGCTATCTTGAAATCCCTATGGAGCACGAGCCCACATCGCTCAAGTGCCCACGCCATTGAAATCGCATTCAAAATACTGTTGCCCGTAGTGGTGTTCGGATCGCCACTCTTTCTTTGCCCCGTGAAGCTTATTTTGGAACCATCTGGTGCAATAGCGTGGGTTGGCTTCCTCAACCTTTGGAGAAAAACGCCAACCTCGCTCGGCATGCCCAGAGTCTTGTAGACTTCACTTTCGAGCCCTATCATTTGCTCGTCGAGGGAGGAGTCAAACTTCGAGAAATCGTTCTCAAGGTAGACCACATCTTTCCACTCGCCCCAGTTTTCACGCTCAACAAATCTGCCGATCGTCCTAGCATCTGAGCCACATGCAAAGAAGAAACCATTCATCTTCCTCAGCGCCCAGGCGGACTTCAATCGTTCGGCAAAGGAGGTTATCCAGGGCCCGATCATCCTGACCAGGAAAGGGGGGGGGACGAAAATACACCTTCCCGCCATTTGTTTTGACTCCAATTCAGTTGTTATAGAGTGCAATTCTCTCTTGATGAAAAACTTATAAGTGTTGGAGTCTGTTTCTTTGGCTTCCGCATACAACTTTCTCTTTGAAATCGGAAAGCGTTTGAGCCACATTGCCTCTGTCATAGCCTCAACGGGCCCAAAATTGGCCCCGAAGAAGCGATTCACATTCATCTTGACATAGAGGTCAAATTTATCAAAGTGGCTTTGTTGCAAGGCATTTTGTAGTGCCAAAACTCGATTCAGAACTGTGTTCTTGATGTTCTCTGAAGAGTTGTTGAAACAGGTCGGGGGGTTCTGTGCGAAGCACAGCCCATGTGGGACAAGGTCTAACCCACTTTTAGCTGATGGCAAATCAGCTGTCTCCAAAAATCTCCCGTCCTCGCAAATTTGAGCGGGCAACGGTTTAATGGAGTCGACTGTTGGCAAGCGTACGATGTTCCTACCAGCCGCACCTAGATGGCCAGTGCGTTCATTTCTGAAAATTGTCGCACTGGTCGCGTTCGGAGCGACAACGAGCGGGCTGGCAGTCCACCACTTGTATAGGCGAGTGGCATAACGCGCCACTACAACCAGGGCACCACACACAAAGGTGCCTGTTGCCGCCCATGTCGCCCAGCCACTCTGTTTTTGAGGGGGGGCAGGCTTTTCCGGCGGCTTTTTCTTTTTCATC